GCGAGGTCCCGCGAGCGCGCCACCAACTGGTCCGCACTCTGATACCAGACAGAGTTGACCGCATCGCGGGTTGTGGCCCACGACCCGAGCCTCCGGCCCGTGGTCGCCGCCTCGTACGGTGCGGAACTCGCGCGACGGGCGGGCGGGGCGCCTCCGGGCGCAGCCGTCCCGCCCCGCTTGAAGCGGGTTAGAAAACTGGAAAGTTTGACCACGGTTAGAAGCCCTTGCTCGACATCAGGCGAGTCTGGCGGCGGCGCGTCCCCGACTTGGAACGATTCGCGTTGACCATGTAGTTCTGCGCCTTGATCTCCTCATCGGTAGAGCGGAACTCCACCGCGCGCCCGTCCGGAGCGACGACGCGCTTCTCGGGCGAGGCGATCCGATTCAGAGAGTCCTGAACCTGCTGGTTGTCAAATACGTCTGCCATCGCTCATCCCCCAAACCTTCCGCTTACCCGCCGGCCGCGCCGTGGCTGCGCCGGTGCCTGCGGCTGCTGCTGGACCGGAGACTGCTGTGTCGGCCTCGGCGCGGGCGACACAGGAACTCCCATGCGTTCAGCGACCACGCGCCAGTGTTTCTCCTGGAAACGATCCAAGCCAACGCGCGCTGCCGCCGCACGCGCGTACACCCGGCAATCCAGCGCCTCGTTGCGCTCGCGCATCTTTTGCCACTCCAGCTTGCGGTAGCCCTTGACGAGCTTCGCGACCAACTGTTCAGCGGTGATCTGTTTGAAGTACTCCTCGCTATATCGCGGGAAGTGGCAGTACCCAGGAGGGTACGGGACTCCCTGTTCGAGATCCTCGTCGGTCGGACGCTCGAGTCGAAGCCATCGGTACAACTCCTCTTTGGCCATACCGGAGTTGACCGGCCAGACCTTAACGCCCCGCTTCAATTTCACGCCGAGGGGCCCAACTTCTATCGGCGAAGCCGAGCCGATGATCGCCGGAGCGCGCGAGTCGCCCTTGACCACCAGCACCCGGTTGCCCTGCCGCCGCGCCCACTCGTACACCTCGTTGGTGGCGTACCCGGAGTCCACAGCCATCTGAATGATCGGCAACTCCAAGTTGTTCGTCGTTGTGAAGGTCTCGTTGAGCAGGCCGGTCAGCTTCTCCCACACCTGCGTGCGCGCGGTGTCGCCCTCGAAGACCCTGTAATCGATGGACCAGGACACCTTGCCCCTGCCCCACGCCACGACTTCGACCTCGATACGGTCCCGCTGAACGTCCGCGCCAGCCGTGATGAAGATGCCGCCGCGCGGTACCAGGCCGATCTTGTACTGCTCGCGCCGGTCATAGAGCTTCTTCCAGTCCGGAGCCTCGCCCAGCAGCGTCCACGTATCGCCCAGCACGGTGTTCACAAAGACCTGGAGGAGCGACGGGTTCTTCTGCGCCTGCTCGAACTGCTTGGCGGCTTCTCCCCACGAGAACCAACCGACCGGGGAGTACAGGCTGGACAGGTGGAAGCCTGCCGTCTTGCCGTCTCCCTTGGCGGTCGCGCGCCACATGCCGCGCGGGAGCATCCATTGCTTCTGGTGGTTGTGAATCTCCTGGCCGCAATGCTCGCAAACGTAAAGCGCCTTCTCCGCTTCGCCCTTGGGCCACCGCAACTGCGGGAACTTGAGCACCTGCATCTCGCGGCAGATCGGGCACGGTACGTGGAAGAACCGCTTGTCGCTCTCTTCGAACGCCGCCTCGATCCGCGACATGCCGGTGATCTTGGGCGTAGAGACCAAGAACACCTTGCGCCGCGAGAACGTGCGCGTGCGCGCCAGCGCGAGGTTGATCGGATCGCCCTCGCCGTCCACATCGCCGGGATACCCGTCGATCTCGTCCAGGAACAGATACCGCGCGGCCATCGACCGCAGGCCGACCGCAGAGTTGGCGCCGGTCATCACCAGCACGCCGCCCGGAAACTCCTTCGCCAGAACCGTGTTACCGGAGTCGCGCGACCGGGGATCGTGAACGAGCTTCCGCAGTACCTCCGACTCCTCGATCAGAGGATCGACCCTCTGCTTCGAGTTGCGCTTGGCCATCTCGACGGTGGGCTGGACCGCCATCATCGGGCCTGGCGCCTGGTGGATCACATATCCGATCCAGTTGTTGCCGCACTCCGTCCCGCCGATCTGCGCGCCTTTCATGAAGACCGTGCGCTCGATCAGCGACATGGGCGAGAGGCAGTCCATGATCTCGCGCAGGTAGGGCGTCCGGTCGGTGCGCCACTGGCCGGGTTCGGACGACGCGCGTTGCGAGAGCGTCCGGTACCTGTCGGCCCACTGCGAGATCGTGAGCAGAGGGTCCGGACGTGCGCCCGCCGCCGCCGCCGCGCGGAGGACCGATTCAGTTGGCGAGGGAGTCTGCGTAATCATTCAAACCCTTGCGGATCTCGATGCTCAGGATCTCGTGGACGCGCGCCATGTCCATCTTGTCGGCGCGCTCCGGGGGCAGGCCAGCCGCGATCAGCAAGTCCTTGATCTCGGCCGCGATGCCAGCGCACACCCGATCCGCGAGATTGAGCATCGCGTCCCGGCGCTGCCGGTCGATGTTGAACTGCGCGATCTTCACCTCGTCCTTGGAGACGAGACTCCCGACCTTCTCCTCGTACTCGATCTTCGCCAGCCGCGCCTGGTAGTGCTCGCGGACGGCCCGCGCCTTGGTGTACTGCGCCGCGCCGAATGCCTCCTGGTCGTCCTCCGGCTGGTGGCGCACGACCGGGCCGCGCGTCTTGGTATTTGCCGCCCACTCCTGGTCTGCTTGTGCGGCGTCAATCCGACCATCCGGCAGAACGGAGATCCGGCCGGAGGAGATGGCTTTCTGTACGGTTGAGAGGGCCGTACCGCGATGCCTGGCGTACGCCCTCTGGCTCAAAACTGCCATGCGGCTATTCCTGAACTTTCCGCTTTACTTCCGACTTGACCGGAGTGATGAATCGTCATGCGCGGATCAACCGCCGAAAGGATAAGCACCAGATGAAAACGAACGCAGACGCCACCACGACCACCGAAGCCGCCGCCGTTGCGGAACAGGGCGCGACCACCGCGCCGGAGCGGGCCACCACGAAGGGCAAGGCCAGCAAGACGAAGGGCGCGCCCAAGGCCAAGAAGACCGCCAGCAAGCCCGCCACGAAGAAGGATGCGAAGCCCGCCGCCACTAAGAAGGCCAGCAAGAAGGCCGCGAAGCCCGCCCCCGCCGCCAAGAAGACGCCCAAAGCCAAGGACGCCGCCGCCACCCCGCGCGAGGGCAGCAAGAAGCAGATCGTCCTGGGCCTCCTCCAACGCAAGGACGGCGCGACGATGGCTGAGATCGCCAAGGCCACCGACTGGCAGAACCACAGCATCCGGGGCTTCATCTCCGGCAACCTCAACAAGAAGATGGGGCTGGTGGTCGAGTCGAGCAAGAACGAGGCGGGCGAGCGGACGTACCGCATCGCCACCAAGTAGGCGCCTTCGCCACAGGATCGCCGCCCGGACGCACCGGGCGGCATTTTTGCTTCCGGCGCGTTAATCACCTTGCTTTCCGGCCCGCCCGAAGTGATTCATGGTCGTGCAAGGAGATAAGCAGATGGCCAGAGCCAGGAAACAGACCAAAGAGACGACGCCAGGATTTGCGATCAAGATCAAACCGCAAACGGACCTCGGCCTCGCGATGCTGATCGCGGAGACGGAAGGCGGCACATACGAGCCGGTCGCGGTAGTATCCTCCGTATCGGAAGCCAAAGAGATCGCCGCCAGCGACTTCGCCCGCCGCATCAAGGAAGTCGGGATGGGGTGCGAGGACGTAACCTGCCCCGCCCGGTACGCGATCTGGGCGCAGGGCCTTGGCGGCGAGTACAAGCCACTCCGCGAGTACACCATCGACGGCACCGAACCGCAGATCGAATGGTAACGGCCCTGCGCCGCCAGCCGCCCCGAGACGGGCGGCTTTTTTGCTTCATGGTTACTGGCTCGCCGGGTGAGCCTGCTCCACTCCCGCCACCAGATCATCGAAAGCGCGTCCAGACTCCTGGTGCCGCGCGGCCTGCCCCGTGAACGCTTGCCAACGACGCACGATCACGTCGCAGTACTTCGGGTCCAACTCGATGACACGCGCCTGCCGCCCCATCTTCTCGCACGCGATGATCGTCGTCCCGCTCCCGCCGAACGGGTCCAGGATCGTGTCGCGCGACTTGCTGTTGTTCCGCAGGGCGCGCTCGACCAACTCCACCGGCTTCATGGTCGGGTGCTCGCGGTTGGCAGCGGGCCGGTTGATCTGCCACGTGTCGCCCTGGTTCCGGTCGCCGCACCAATAGTGTGTCCCGCCCTCGCGCCAGCCGTACACAATCGGTTCGTACTGGTGGCGGTAGTCTCCCCAGCCCAGCGTGAAGTGGTTCTTGACCCAGATGATGATCCCCGACCAGTGGCCTCCGGCGTCCAGGAACGCCTGCCGGATCGTGTGCAACTCCGACGAGGACATGCAGATGTACACCGCGCCTTTGCAGGCAGAGAGCATGTTCGCGGAGGCGTCCCGCAGGAAGTCGTAGAACTTCGACCCGAGCGCGTCGTTCTTGATCTTGAGTTTCTTCTCGGTGCGCCCCTCGTAGTTGATGTTGTACGGCGGGTCGGTAAACACCATGTCGGCCAAGCCGCCGGCCAGGACCTTCTCCACGTCGGTCAGGACCGTGGCATCGCCGC